GGACTTAACGCCAATCGCATGTTGCTCGTTGTGATGTTCGCGACATAACGCTAATACATGTTTGTCGTAGTGATTCATCTTGTTTCTGTTCATACCTCTACCGACTGCTTCATAATGCGCTAGGTCAGCGTGAGGCTTTCCGCATATAATGCAATGACGCGTAACAGTTGCCCAATAAAGATAATTTTTATCTTCTTTCATTAATTTGCTTGTTTTATAATTTAATGGAATCGCATTTGTAAAAATCCACTCAAACATCGCTTCTATAATTTGCTTAGCTATAGTTCGAGAACAATTTGATAAAGATATACGTTCTTCATAACCATACAGAAACTTCACATAATCTTGGAACATTTGCCTCATATAATCTCGAGGTTGTCCTGTATGAGCTTCTATATCGTTACACAATGCGAATATCAATTTACGTTGTTGTCCAGTGATAGAATTCGGATCTATCACTGAACAATCAACATCAATTGGCTGGTTCAAATCTAATATCTTGATAGCTTGTTCAGGTATTTCTATACCAGTAACAACTACATCATATAAACCATTGTTACTTTGTTGGTATTTGATAATTTGCGCCACTTAATCACACCCTAGAAAGGCAAATCGTCATCAGATATATCAATAGAATTATTAGTATTTTCAAACGGATTATTATTCACATTAGAGTTGTTAGAACTCTCATTGCTATCGTTTTTTTCGTTTTCTTTAATTCCAAGTTTTTCATAAACAGCTGTACCTTCAAATTTCCAAAATCTTTTTAAAACTGTATTCCATTTATCTGTATAATCGTTATGTTTTCGTTCTAACTCAATATTGATCGGTTTACCGATTACATCTCGTTCAGTAAAGTTAAATTGACCATTATTGTCATTAATGCCAATTGCCTTCAAGAATGTGTATAACCAGTTTTTGGCGAAGTCGTTTGAAGTATCACCGTTTGCATAGTGAGTGAATTCGCCTTCTTCTTTATGAATAAACGTGATTGCAAATTGTGGATGTCCGTTTTTCGAATTTTTACTTTCGAAGTTTTTGATTTTTACACTGTATGATCCTGGTTGCATATAATTCCCTAATTCTTGTGCGCCTTGTAAATTTAAATTGAAGTTCATAATTAAATACCGTCCTTTTTAGTTTTTTATTAGTTTCCGTTTTGTGCCATATCTATAATTTTTGAAATTGAAGCATTTTTAATACCTGGAATATTGATTGTTATTTGCGGATTATGCCTAACTTTAGTTGTATATAAATTAGAAGGTTCTACAGAAAACACATAATCGTGTGTCGCATTTCCGTTCTCATCTGTATGATCTTCTATAAATGTGTGTCCTATAATGTCGAACTGAGTTACTAAGTTATTGTGTATTGCCGGTTGTACTTCAATTGATATTCTAGGGTTAATAATTTTTCCGTTCTCATCTTTATCTTCTGAGTTAAGCCCTTCATGTCCTGTAAGCACAACGTGAAATCCGAGCTTATCTTTAACCTTTAATAGGTGCCTAATCGAGTTAACGATCAATTTAGATGTTTCCCCATAATCTTGTATTCTCGCTTTTTTGACTTGATGCGTATTCATTACATGAGTTAGCGTTATATCTCTTAATTTTTGAGCTGTTTCAATTACAACCACATCAAGTAACTTTCCTTTTTGTCTAGCTGTATTTACAATCGATTCAATACTCTTAATTGTGTTTCTAAAAGCAATGTAATTGTCGACTCTCTTCACAAAACCTTGTCGCGTTACTTGAGTACCATCTTCGTGAATATCGATAATAAAAGCGTTGTTTTCTCTAGTGGCTAAAGTCGTCTTTCCGGTTCCTGATTTGCCATATACCATAATTGAATAATAGTTCTGAGTATCTTCGTTAATTTCTTCAATACCTAGTTCTTGTAAAATGTCTTGTTCCTCACTCATCACTTAATCACCAAACTTTCCGTTACCTTTAATTCAGCGCCCGGAATATCTTTGCCAGCTTTCAAATCATCGATTAGTTGCTTAGAATTAAGTTTCGGGGCTTGTGATAGCCAATAATCCTTTGGAATAAGTTTTTCATCGATAATATTTTTACTAGCCCCGTTTTTGCGCTTGTAAATATGATTAGTAGCTGTGCGGTAACTATCTACTTCCTGTGTTTCTAGCATCTCTTTTAAGTAATCTCTTAAACGATCAGTTAAATTTTGTTTTTGTTTTTTTAAATTTTGAAGTCTCTTAATTTCTTTATCTATGACATCTATGTCACCTAAAGTTTCACGTCTCCAATTGACAATGTTATCTACTTTTACGTTCATTTCTGCTTTGATAGAATCTAATGTATCTTTTAGTAATGTTGGATCTAATTCACCTTGATTAGACATCTCTTTAAATGCTTCTGATAGCTCATATAGATTAGCCATTAGTTAATCCCCCTCTACCATTTCATGACTAAGTTAATTAGTCTGTCCTGTTCGTCTGTGTTCTCTTCAATCCATTCATCTATTGCTTGGTTGAATAAGTCTGATGCCATATCTAAGTCATTCTCATCTACGACATAAGCATGTTTAATTGGTACGTTGTTCATATCTTTAACTTGTATTGATATGCCCATATGACCTTTTAAAATGAATAGCTTAAAATCAAATCCGTTAACATGAATATTTTTGCGTATGATTTCGCCTATTTCGTAATACATCTTGACTTCCTCCATTTTTCGTTTTATATTGAACACGAATTAATTTTGTTAATCGTTTGTCACTGTTACTTGTTGGCGCAAGTAGCAGTTTTTTATTCTTCATAAAAGTATTCTTTATAGAATATGAATGTTGCGATACTTGCGAATCCCGCAATTGACCACGCTGTAGTGAAGTATAGAAACGGCATAAGTACAATCGCTAAGACTGTGAAGCATAATACTGCTAATAGGTAGCTTTTGTATGTGTCGCTCATTTTATCTTCTCCTTAAAGTATTTTTTCTTGCCTTTTAATCAGATACGCTTCTAACTTAGAAATGTTAATCAACTGTCCAGTATGTGAATAGATAATGTATAAATTTTCGACACCTAAATTATCTTCGCGATAATATTTCAACCAGTTGTATACTGTACTTCTACTTACTCCGAATAGTTGATGGACCTCTGTTGGTTTTGCATATAATTTTTTAACGAATTTTTCTTCGCCTCGATATGTGTTTTCTGGTGTTGGTGGTACTATGATTTTTGGCATTTCTATCTTTCCTTTCGTGTATAATTTAGTTATCAACCTAAGGAGGTGATAACATGCCCTTGATATCTGATGAATTTGATACACTTACTAAAGACCAACAATATATCTTGTCCGTACTCTACAAAGATTATTTAGAATGTGTAAAATCAGGTTCTGTTAAATTAAGTTGCAATAATTTCGATGATGCTGAAGGTATACATTTAAAGTATTTTCAAAAATTGCATTTCGAAGATGTCGACAACGATTTAAAAAAACTTAAAAATTCCGGATTCCTCCACGGTGTGCTTGCAGACAACACTATTTATCATGTAACAATTTCAGACAAGACTATTGTTTACTTTGAAAATGAGTTTAAAAACAATTTAAAAAGTATCATTGATAGCATTTCTAAAATTGCTTCTATAATTCCTGGTCTCTAATTGGGTTTATAACTTCCCAATCATTTGCCATGAGGTCATCGGCTGAAGGTTGCCAATATCTGATAAGGTTTGTCCCATCGCTATTTGAAATGATGCATTGTAAAAAACTATCATTTGTTGGTAATATCTTAGTTCGATGACTTTCTTTCCAATCTTTCCGTGTCATAGAGACAAGATTTTTTGTAGCTATCTTAGTTGCTTCTTGAATGTTCATTTGTTGTTCCTCCTTTTAAGATGTTTGTTTTTCTCCTAAAAACTTGTTAACAAAGTATTGTTGTCCTTTGCCTGTTACTTTTGGTGTCTTACTAATTGATGTGTGACCGTCCGAATGTGTGATTGATGTTTCTTTAATTTCGAATAACTCACGTTCCATTGAATACTGTGTAGGCATGTTATAATCCACACCCTTGCGTTTAATAAGGAATCCGTTTTGACGTAACCACTCAAACAATCTGCGTTGCCCGATGTTTATACCGTTTTGCTTAATGATCTTTGCTAACTCTCCAACTAAAATTGATGTCTTAGTAGTAGCTACTGCATCTGCAAATACAATTTTTGGTTTATCACGTTCAATCTTTGTTTCTAATTGATTGATTGTGTTGTTAGCAATTTTTAAAGCACGTTGCATAATCATTTCTGGGCTATTCCATGCTTTCTCTACTTGGATGAAGTATTGTCTTGCACGTTTGCCAGGTTCACTACGTTGAATCATTGCAATCTCTTTTGCAGTGTCGAGTGTTAGTGCGTGGTCAATATAGTGAGTCATGTTGCCTTGAGCTGTTGCTCTTTTTTGAGCGATAGCTGTGTAATCTGTATTTTCTTCAAATCCGTATTTAAGCATTCTTGGAAACCAATCTTTATATGCTGTCTTAACCTCTAATGCTTGATGAAGTTCTCGACCGCTGATTGCGATTTCTCCATTTTCTTTTTCTTGAATATTGAACATTTCGCCGATGTTCGATTTTGTTTGTAATGCTTGCATAATGTTTATGCTCCTTTCGTGTATAATGTTGTTATTAAATAATTAAGGTGGTTATTCTTATGGAATTTATACAATCAACCCTTTTTTCTAATACACTTGCTTCTTTAGCGTTGTTATGCTCAATCTGGTCACTTATATATACGTATAAACAAAATAAATACCAAATCACTGTTTCTAACTTTACTGCTGAAAAATTTAAAAATATTCCACTGTTTTTCTGTTTCGATATCATAAATTCGTCCACAAAAGGAATTCGAATTAAAAAAGTAGAGCTTATAAAAAATGGTAAAATCCTTCACGATTTGCAATTCAATGCGCCTACAAGGTTGACGCGCATGTTCCCTACTCCGAGTAAATCACCGCTTTATTCAAAAACATTTAAAACTGAATCATTTTTTGCTCCTCAATCATCAGAAAGGTATAAGTATCACTTGAATGAAATTCCTGATTCAATAAGGATATTTGCTGATAAACCGTTTTATAGATTTAGAAAAAATAAATTATTCGTTATAAATCTTGATGATATAGAACAATATAATGAGGTTTAGTAATAGATGAATAATCAATAATGTGTTAGTTATTATTATTTCCATCTCCTTTTCTGCTAATTGGATTAGAGTAATTTAAATTCAACACCGTCTATTTGGATGAATAGATTATCTAAATCAGGGATTGCCTTTTTATATAAACCAAATCTTGATTTGATATCTGCTAATAAATAATGTTCCAAATTCCCAATTGATAATAGTCGTCTATTACCTTTTTCGTCATAGTAGTAATAGATGACTTTTTTGTTTTGAGCTTGCATTGTTCGTTCCTCCTTTTAAGATGTTTGTTTTTCTCCTAAAAACTTGTTAACAAAGTATTGTTGTCCTTTGCCTGTTACTTTTGGTGTACGTGATACTTTACTTGAACCATCTGGATTATTAATTATTCGTTTTTTGATATCCAAGATTTTTAGATCCATACTCTTTTGAGTTGGTAAGTTATAACTTTCTCCACTCTTTTTAATGAGATATCCATTATTTCTTAACCATTTGAACAATCTGTTTTGTCCTATATCAACACCGTTTTGTTTAAGTATTTTCGCTAGTTCTCCAACAAGTATTGAATTATCACTACCAGCTACCGAGTCAGCGAATAATACTTTTGGTTTGTTAACTTCTACTTGCTGTTGTAAAAGTAAGTTTTGCTCTTTTTCTTTCTTATACTCAGTCAATACTGTAAT